ACGTAAACGTTCTGCGGATATTTTAACCGCTGTTAGGGCTGCAAAGCTTGCTGACACTTTCGCGGAAACGTTGATAAATAACGGAACTTCAGTAGATGAAGCTCGTCGGTTGGTTATCGAAGAGTTTGCAAAAGGCGACCCCGCTGTACAAGCGCGCGGAGCTAATGCAGCTATTACCGTGGCCGGTGCTGACGAGGTTGACAAACGTCGTACAGCTATGGAGGATTCTATAGCGCATCGGGCAGATCCTACTAAGGAGCTTACCGAAAAAGTTAAAGGCTCCGAATATCGCGGTATGTCGCTTATTCGTATGGCAGAGCAATGTATCATTAACGCGGGTGGATCTGTTAAAGGTCTTAGCGCCCGTGAAATTGCTACAGCGGCTTTAAACATTGACGGACAACGCGCAGGTTTGCACAGCACTTCAGATTTCCCAATTATATTGGGCAATACAATAGGCCGTAAGCTTATGGCTGAATACGCTTTAGCTGAACGTACTTTTGTGCCTTGGACAACCAGAGCCACAGCCGTAGACTTCAAACAAATGACCCGTGCGCGCTTAGGCGAATTCGATTCATTTGAGGAAGTGAAAGAAGGTTCCAATTACAAAAGCGGAACAATGGGTGAAGGCAAAGAAGTCTACACCGTTAAGAAGTACGGAAAGAAAATCGGCGTTACGTGGGAAACCCTTATTAACGACGACTTAGGAGCTTTCGCAAGATTGCCTAAGAAAATCGCGGATGCTGCGGCACGTCTGCAAAGTGATATTGTTTACGGAATCCTTACCGCTAATGCGGCTATGGGTGACGCAGTTGCTTTGTTCCATGCTACGCACGGAAATTTAGGAACTGCCGCCGCAATTACTGTGGCAAGTTTAGGCGAAGCCCGTAAATTGCTTCGTGTAATGAAGGGATTGAATAGCAAAGATTATTTGAATCTTACGCCTTCTTTCTTATTAGTTGGCCCTGAATATGAAACGCTTGCGCTTCAATATACATCGGCTGATTTCTTGCCAACAGCACAGGCACAAGTTAACCCATATAAGAACCTTAGCGTTATCGTTGAACCTCGTTTAACAGGTAATCAATGGTATGTAATCGCAAGCCCTAGCGCGATTGATACGTTAGAGTATGCCTTCTTAGATGGCAACGGCGAACTTTACACAGAAACCCGTCAATCATTTGATACCGACGGCCTGGAAGTTAAGGCACGTATGGTTTTCGGTGCTAAGGCTATCGACTACCGTGGTATCATTAAGAACGCGGGCGCTTAATCCTTCAAGACAAACCCCTGAAAGATGGTGCGTGAATAGAAATATTTGCGCACCTATATTTTAAAAACTTTTAAACTTTTAAAGATGAAAAATTTTATTCAGCCGTCCGATACCATTGACGCCGTAATAGGCGCTACAATTACTTCCGGCCAGGCTTTTTTAGTTGGTACTATGCTAGTGGTGGCACAGGTTGCCGGTGTTAGTGGTGACACTATATCGGCTAAAACTGACGGTGTTTATTCTATCCCTAAAGCTGTAGGCGCAATTTCACAGGGTGCCGTAGTTTATTGGGACGATACCGCTAAGAATGTTACTACAACTTCAAGCGGAAACACTAAATGCGGTTATGCGTTTAACGCTGCCCTTAGTGCTGACACGACTGCGAACATAATGCTTTGGAGATAAGCATTACGTAACATGGGGTCGAACTTCGATAACATGCAGCGTAGCATGGTCAACCGTGTTAACTCCCGGTTTGGTTACTCCGCTTCATGGACTCCATCGGCGGGCGGGCCTACTCAAAACTGTACTGTACTTTTTAAAGATCCCACGCGGGAAATGGAACTAAGCGGCGTAGAATATATGCCGCTTAGTATTTTAATGGAGTATAACGTACTTGATTTTGTCGGGCTCCGGGATGCGGCAAACGCACACTTGCCCGAATCTGTGACAGTTGACGGAATTGTTTATAATGTCCGACAGGTGAACGCTAAATATGACGGCAAAACTTTTATTGCAGTACTTGAAGAAATTTAATTATGAACTACGAACAAGTCGAAACCGATATTCTGACAAGGCTTGCGCCGCTGTCTGGTTTCGATATTGAGGTAGTGCCGTTGCCTGAAAATCAAAACGATTTTAAACGTCCTTTTGATAAAGGGAAAGTAACCGTAGGTTATAAGGGCAGTAAATGGAAAATGCCATCTTCTACAGGCGAAGTTAGCCAGCTTGAAATAGTTACGTTTGAATTTGGTTTACAATCCAGGACGTTGCGCGGGCCTGTTGGTATTTATACAATCCTTAATTTTGTTTTAGTAGCATTGATTGGCTTTAAGCCAACTAACAGCGAAAAAATGTATGCTCATGAGGCCGGTATGACCGGCGTACAGGGAGTTTTTGAAGATGGTGTATGGACTTATACACTTCTATTATCATTCAATAGAATCAATGTGGAGGACTTCGAGGAAGATTTGACTTTGATTCTTAGAAGAATAACAAACAATTTTCCGGTTACTAACGACCAGGTAATCGTAGGTAGCTAATTTTTATTAACTTCGTTCGCATGAATGTTACATTTGACGATAAGGATAAAACGGTAAAGGACGGCGTTCGTAACAAAGTCCGTGACGTGGACATGAACGAGCTTAAGAACGCTATCAATAGCAAAGGTGACGCGCTTGTTTTTGTTTCAGACCCTACTTTAGTTTTACCTGCCGAATATACTTTCGGAAAGTATAAAAATGGTGACACGCCAGCATGGACGGGGTTAACATTAATGGAAGCTATTTTAGATTGCTTAGTGGCTTATATAAATCCGGCCTTCTCTTCATTCTCTGTTTCCGGTCAATCTGTGACCGTGGAAGTAGGTACTACTTTATCGGGCAGTAAAACATTTCTTTGGTCTATAACTGTTAATTCTGGCGTAGTTGCTACTATTGACATAAAGGACGTTACCGCAGCTACTACGTTGGTATCCGGTACAGCTAATGATGGAACACAGGCGGTTACTATTGCTACAATTCAACTGAATGCAAACGGATCTACACAGGTTTGGAAAGGTACTTTGCACGATACCGGCGGAGTTATTCAAAACATAGATTCCGCAGTATTTACCGTAACAAGTCGCTTTAAAGTTTGGTATGCAGAAATAACAACCTCGTTAACCAATAGCGCAAGCGTTAGGGCTCTGGCTAATACTTTCTTTTATACTAGCGGAACCACTTTTGATTTAGCTATTGGTACTTCAGGAATAAAAAGAACTGTAGCGTTGCCGCCAGGTGTAACTATAACGCATGTTAGTGACGTTAATAATTTGGGTAACGATATTACTTCAAATTATGTGCTTCAATCCAGTATAAACGTGTTAGATGCTGGCGGAACAAATAGAGCTTATAACATTTATGAAATGAATGATGCAAGCCCATACAGTAGCCCAACAATTCATAGATTTACCATATCATAAAATTCAGTGTCATGAAAAATTATCTATTTTTAATTCTCTCTTTACTATCGTTGTCGTCTTACTGCCAGGTTAATTTACCCGACGGTATTCACATGACGAATCCTAAACCTGTAGACACGCGTTACGGGCCTTTTGCTTCAGTTGCCGCAGCTAAGGCCGCAGTACCTTTGGCACTACGATTTGACGGCCTGACGGTCAAGGTTAACGCATTGGGTGAATATTGGTGGTTAGCTGCCGATCTTTCTGACGCCGGGTTAGTGGCTAAAACCATAACGGTTGGCGATGCGGCGGCGGATGCGACTACTAAAGGAATTTCAACCTATACGGCGGCTGACTTTAACGCTTCAGCCGGTGTTGTATCTCTTGATTATGCAAATGGGCAGGCGGCAACGAATAGCGTTCCTGGTTTCTTAAGTGCTGCGGATCATACTACGTTTGCGGCTAAACAAGCCGCAGGAAGCTATGCAGTTACGACTAATAATCTTTCTGATTTGTCAAGCGCTTCGTCTGCACGAACAAATTTAGGGCTTGGTAGTTTTGCTACAGCTACAAACCCGTTAACGACTAGTGGCGATATTATTTATGGAATAGGTTCTACCCCTAGTCGTTTAGGTGTTGGCTCTAATGGTCAGGTTTTAACTTTGGTATCTGGTTTGCCAGCCTGGCAAACTGCAAGCGGTGGAGTTCCTACGACAAGGAATATAAATACTACAGCGCCTTTGTCTGGCGGTGGAGACTTAAGCGCAGATAGAACATTAGCTATAAGCCAGGCTACTACTTCAACAAATGGGTATGTTAGTTCAACGGATTGGAATACTTTTAACGGTAAAGAAAATGCACTATCTTTTACTTCACCACTAAGTAGATCAACCAATACTATTTCTATACCGGTTGCAACAACTTCTGTAAATGGGTATTTAAGCTCTACTGATTGGAATACATTTAATGGTAAACAACCTGTTTTAAGTGGTGCTGGGTTTATAAAGGCAAGCGGAACAACGATCTCTTATGATAACTCAACGTATCTAACTTCTATATCTGGTATAAGCGCCGGTGGAGATTTAATAGGGACTTACCCTAATCCTACATTAGGAACCACAGCGGTAACACCTGGTAGCTACACGAATACAAATCTAACGGTAGACTCAAAGGGTAGAATTATATCAGCATCAAATGGTTCATCCGGTGGAGTTAGTGCGCAATCAGCTTCGCTTGCTTATATTGGCCCGGTTCCTGACTTATTTGGAGCAACGGCAACGCCAACGTTTAGAGCAATAGAGAACGGCGATCTTTCCGTACAAAATAAAAGGAAGCTCCCGCTTACCGGAATACCTTGGTTATATGGCGATTCCTATTCTATAGGCAGTGGTGCAACCTCAACTAATACGGCATACTTCGGACTTTTAAATGCTGCCTATGGTATTACATTCGCTAACCAAGCGGTAAGCGGAAGAGGCGTTAAGGTAGCGGCTACAGCTTCTTATAACGTACAAAAAAATTATAATAACGCAACATCTGTGTTGATGTTTGCAAGTTTCAACGACTTGCGTAAAGGCGGGAGTTCATCAGCAACAATAAACAAAGTAGTTAATGCGCATAGGGCCGTTGCGGTCAATACATTTTTAAAATTTGGGATTGCTGCGAGCGCAGTAACCAATACTGGCACTTGGAGTAATTACACTACCGAAGTGAGAAAGTCTGTAAATCTTGGCGGCAAAGTTCTACTATAGGAGACGCATTAAGCTATACCACAACTACAGCGACAAATAATATTGTAATAGGCACATACGGTACGGATGGAACTACCGCTAATTGGGGAAGATTTACCGTTACAATTGATGGTACATTAATGAGTACCTACACGCCTAACGGAAACGCAGACGCTCAAACCGATGGCACTACAGACAATTCAGTTTCTCCAAATGTTTTGATTTTCAGAAATCTTGGATCTACTAATCATACTGTTTTAATAACTCTTCTCGATGCAAAGACAACAGTAGTGGATTATATAGGCACTCTTATGAGTCCGGCTGATTGTCCATCATTTTTTTGTGTACAGCCGTGCCGAATGGACGCTACTGGATATGCTACTGCGCCAGCAAGTGCAAATGATGCGGTAATAACTGCCGCTAAGGCAGCAATTAAAGCCGAACTATACGGGCCTAATTTTTCCGACTATCCTATTGTAATAGCGGATACAGATCCTACGTATGACGTAACTACCCTGCTATATACGGATCATATACACCCTAACGACTTGGGGCATGCAGCAATAAAAAATGCAGTCGCTTATTGTATTCAATCTTCATCAAATGTAACAGGTGTTTTGAAATTTAGTCCTACCGGATTCGATTCCTATTCGCCACAAGTCGGATCGGTTAACGCTTCTGGTATAGATAGATTTATTTTTGGTGTCAATAATAACATACTTACAAATGGAGCCTTAGACCTTACAAAAACACATGGTCAACTTAGACTCAATGCATCTACAGCAGGTGGATCTCTACAATGGTATAGAGGGGCAACTTCAGGAGGTACATTAACCAAGATTTTTGAAATAGACGATAATGCAGTTGCTAATTTTTCAGGGTTTACAACTAGGTCTATACTGAATTTTGGATCTGCTGGTTACTCAGTTGATCCTAGTGCAGGGACTACTAGAATATTTGCCGGGGCTACTGAAGTTGCAGGTGTGTTTACCGCCAGAAATACATCGGCTACAGGAGTTCATATAAATACTTCTTATGTTTCTTTTACTGCTAATACGGGACTTACAAATGGAAGTACTTTCTCATCTACAGAAAGGGCGAGGGTGAATTCAAACGGGAATTTTTTAATTGGATCTGCTACTGAAAATGCCAGGCTCTATGTTTCGCAGCCCGTACTAACGTCTGCTTGGCTTCCGGCTTTAAGAGTTACCCCTGGTACCCATACAGGCATGACAGCGGGCACAATATGGCCGGTATATCAATTTGATGGATCAACTCAACAAGCAATAAATTCCGGGTCTACTACTTTAGCCCTACAGCCAATTTTTTATATTAAATCATCACAGTCTAACCCTGGTACTGGTAATACCAATACGGATTTTGCCAATTTTTGGTCAGAGGCCCCAACTCGTGGCACGGGAACTACAACGAATTTATATGGGATAGGTACAGACGGTAGTTTAAAAGTAGGAGGGGCTGTTGTTCATAGTAGTTATACCACGCAAACAACTACATACTCAATACTTGAGAGTGACCACGTAATACATTGCACGTCTGGAACATTTACGGTAACACTTCCGGCATCTGTAGCTAGTACTACTGGTAAAATATACATCGTTGTAAACTCCGGAGCTGGTACAATAACATTAGCGACAACGGGCGCGCAAACATTCCTAAATGTATCTGCGGCCCCAACAACATTAACAAAGGTGACTGTTGGAACCTGGGTATTGCAGAGTGCTGGTGCTGCTGGCTGGCTGTTAATAAGTAGTTTATAATCAATAAAAATGGAACCCGATTTCCAAAAAGAAATTCGAGAATCTTTTAAGCGTCAAGATCTTGCTATAGAGCATTTGACATGGCAGGTAACCGGCCATGAATCTTTAGGGATTGAGGGCCTTAAGCCTTCTATGAAACGCATGGAAGGAGACGTAAGGAAAATACAGACCGAATTAGGCAATATTAACGCCTGGAAAAACGGAATGTGGAAGATAGATTTAAAGAAGCTCGTAACTGCTAAAGCTATGTTAAGAACTGTTAAATCTATTGCCTGGATGGTCGGAATGGGCGGGGGAAGTTTCGGGGCCTTAAAATTATTTCAGTTTATTTTTGAGGTTATTGAAAAATAAATTGTAGATTTATTTCACCTAAAATACAATCGGTCAT